ATAAGTAATCCTTCACGCTTTCCTGAGTGGATGAAATATGTCTCAATGCTGCTTGTATCCTGCACAGTTTGAGCGATACCACCCACACGGTTGACGGTCACATCGTTAAAGATAAGGGTGTCGTCATAGGCAAAATCAATGGTTTGATATGAAATGCCTGTGCCGTCATCTGCAAAATCTGTTGCCGTCTGATCTGCTTTTTGAGCTAAGGTGTCGCGTGAAAGGAATGTGGCATTGCCTTCAGGGTCAATATAGAAACCGCCGAATTCGCTGTTTTCGATTGTCTGTAAAGCAGTAAGCAGGTCGCGGTCAGTTCCTGGGTCTGCCTGAACTGTGCTGTCACCTGTATCAATCACACGCATTGAAGTTGGGAAGGTTGGAACATCAAGCAGGTTATTCATGCGCTCACCTGTTGTCTGCCCTGCCGAAGTTCCTGCAACTGTTGAAATGGAAACATTGGAGAAAAGACGGAAGGCATCCACGCATTGCAAGGTAACACTTGAGACTGATTCAACACCAACTTGAAAGTTTGTGTCATAGCTCGTGATGTAGCCTGAATAAAGGTAATAGCGTACTGAATTGTAATCTGCCCAAATGCGAATTTTGCGAAGAGGTACGAGTTTGCCATAGTAGGGAGATGAGGTGTTTGTTGGCACCCAATCGCCGTTTGTATCCTCAAGAGTAACAGTTGCACTTCCTGCTTCAAACTTGTTGAGGATTCTGTTTCTGCCTCTGCGAATTGAAGCCCGAAGGGTGATGTCAGAAACATCAACAACATCTGATGCCGTATCTGCCAGGATGCCCACGCCAAGCGGCGTTGAAGCATCACCAAGAATAAGTGGATTGCCGAAGGCAGGGCCGTTGGCAAAGTCAACTGCAACGCCAAGTGTAGGCATAGCCATTAGAGCGCCACCGCAGATTTCACAATTGTTTGACCGTTATTTTGCCCTTGAAGCAATCCGTTTCGAATGGATGCAACCAAGTCATTCTCGGTTGTCACACTTCCATAAACATTGACAATGACATCGCGTGATCCAACTGCACCTGATGAGAATAAACTTCCACCTTCTGCCGTTCTGAATGAACCTGCATCAAATGGTTGAGTGACAATTCCTTGAGATATAAAAGCATTCTTTGCAACACTATCTTCTAAGGTTTGAAATACAGGTGCAGTATTCTCAACAAGTTTTGTGAATTCTCTACCATTAGCTCCAATGACCGAAATCACTCCGCCTAAATCTTCAACTGCTTTATTGATTAGCGCAGTTGATACAGGAAGGAATGTATCGCCACCGCCACCGCCACCACCACCACCGCCACCGTCTGGTGTTGTAACTGTCGGCCCTGTTGGTGAAAGTTTCACACCTAATGCTGCAAGGTAAGCATTCAAAGCATCAAGTGCATCTTTCCATGACTTTGCTGCTTGATTTCCAGGTGTTGGCCACAAATCCGATGGAGTGACACCCTTTGAAATCTTGTCTGCATAATCCTTGACTTCTTTGTTAGTCAGACCCCACTTGTCCATCAAACCGTTGATTTCGGTTTGATCTAACTTTCCATCATTGACCGCTTTGAAGAAATCAAGGTATATCTCTGCTTGTTGCTTAGTAACTCCCCATTGCTTTGCAAGCAGATCAATTTCTTCTGTTGAAAGTTTTGCATCATTGACTGCAAAAATGGCGGTTGTGTAAGCAACAACGGCTTCCTGACTAATTCCCCACTTGAGGGATAGAAGGATAACTTCTTCGGCTGAAATGTTTTGATCTGCAACAACTGCAAGCAAATCAACATATCGCTGAACTGCTTCGTTTGCCTTCATTTGAGCATTCATATTTTCAATGATTGCTGCAAGTCGGCGTTGCTCTTCTAGGTTATTTTGCTTCAGAAGATTCAGGCGTGCTGCTTCAAGCTGAATTGGGTCTGTATCTGAAACATTTTTGATGCCAAATTTGTCAAGACCTGCTTTTTTGATTGCAGCACGAACTTCAGCGGCTTTTCTTTCAGCAGCAGTCAGTTTAGTCGTGTCTGTTGTTGTCTTGACAACGACTTTTCTGTTCTTTTCATTTGCTGCTGCAACCTGCTCTGAAATTCTAGCAAGGTCACTCAAGTGGGAATTATACTGAACAGTAGAGGCTGAACCTTCATCGGTTGCTTCTGTTAGTTTATTGATTGCAACATATGCTGCACCTGCTGCGACAACGAAACCGCCAATGGCTGCTGCTGCTGCGATTGCCGAAGCACCGCCTGTGGCAAACGCGGTTGCCGTACCTGCGGCGGTTGCTGCTGCTGTTTGCTTGACAAAAGCTGCTCGTAAAAGACCGATTGCAGTCACAACGCCATAAATACCTGTTGCCAACTTTGCGCCAACAAAGATTGCTGCGAATGCTTTTACTGCACCCAAATTCTCGGAAATTACTTTGAAGAATCCTGCCAACAACTTGCCAACCTGCATAAGTGTTGTGCCTAAGCCTTCTAAACCTGCTGCAAGTTCATCCTTGTTTGTGTTGACCCATGTCTCAAGTGCAGGAAGCACATTTGCGACAATGTATTCTGCAAATTCTTGAACGACCGGAAGAAGGGCATACCCTAAAGTCTCAAGGATTTCATCATAAGCAAGACCCAATTTTTTCAGTTGGCCTTCAAGAGAATCTGCTGCGGTGATTGCAGCTCCACCATATGCTTTTGTTAAGGCATCAACTGCGCCTTTGAAATCTTTATTTTTGACAATTGTTTTGTCAATGCTCACGCCAAGTTTTGTGAGTGCGCCAATGTTGCCATTGTATGCTTTTGCAATTGCTAAGGAAACGGTCTGTAAATCTTTTTGAGTGCCGGCTGCGGTATCAAGAGCAACATTTTGAAGAGCCTGTGCCTGTGTCAAATCACCTGTTGCCGTGGTGAGGGTGATAAGGCTCTGACGAAGTTCTGTGTCAGATACGGCAACCAACATTTGTTGCTTAGAAATATATTCTTCAGTAGCTTTGATCGCAGCATCGGTTGCACCCGTTGTATTACGCAAAGAATTGGCAAGAAGTGCTTGTGATTTTTGATCTTCAATTGCACCTTTTACGGCATCAACACCTGTTTTGACCGCAAAAGCACCCACGGCAACTGTTGCAACTGCAAATGCTTTTGCAATCTTTTTTCCTGCATTGGCAAAATTTTTCTCAAGACCTTTGAGGTCTTTGACCGCTTGCTTTGAACCTTTGTCATTATAGACGGTGATAATCCGCTCAACAATTGCCACGATTTACACCTCTCTCTGATTGACTGCGGCATCAACGCGTGCCTGTGCTTTTGCAGAGGCTTTTTCAACTGCCTCACGAATTCCTTGCAATGCTTTGTATCTTTTGTTATCAACAGCTTTTATGAGTGCGCGACCTTTATCTTTACCTTCACCGCGAGCAGTTGGCAATGTGCCATGCTCTCTTTGAATCACACCGATAAAGTGTTGTGAAGCCTGTGGATTGCGTGAACGGCTTGTCTTGCTTCGTGAGCGTGATGCCGCACTTCCTCGACCTGCCGTTTCAAAGATTGCTCCACCTGGGTCGCGTTGAACAACTCCATAAGTGTTGCGAAAACCTGTGCCGTTCTTTTTGGTAGTTGCAGCAGTTTGTTTGATTCCTGCTTTAGCTCGTTCAGCATCGTATGCGATAAAACCACGAGTTTGATCTTGTGCTAACGGCCCAATGCCATTGAATCGTTTGAATCCACCTTTTGCCCACCCTGAAGGATGGATTTGATCATTGCTTGGAAGATAACTTTTTGCTTCAACAACAATTGGTGCAAGGATTCCACGGATTTCTTTATTTAACTCTCTTTTGAGGTCAGGCGCGAAGCGTTCAAGGGCGATGATGTTTTCGGTCAAGCCTTGCATCACAACTTTGTAATTGATTTCCGCCATTACTTGCTTCGCGCCTTCGCTCGTTCTTTCATGTATATGACTATTGCTTCAAGTATGCCATCAGGAGCATCAAGTAAATCAGTTGGAGATAATCCTGTCTCCACAGAAACTGCTGCTATTGAATAGGTCAGGCTGTCTCTGTGGATTCGGAATTTGGGTCTGCAACCAATGAAACTTCTTTGAGTGTATCAAGGAAGTCTCCACCAAAGGGCTTGATAATGTTTCCGTTATGCTTCAAGGCTAACCAAGCAAGAAAGTAGATGTGTTCTAGTTTTTGCTCTTCGCCAATCAGCTTTGCAAGTCCTTTGTTGTACTTTTGTTCAAAGTCAACAATGATGCGGGGTCGAAGCGAATACACTTTTTCCACATCATCATTTGTTACGATTTTGATACTTAATCCATCCATTTTATTTCCCCCTTAGTTTTTTATGATGTTGTCTTTGTAATTGCGCCGCTGATAGGAAAGGACGAACTTACCGTGGCTAACTCACCAACGGCACCATTCAACGGAGTCCATTCTGATATAAGTGCTGAGAAACTATACTGAGGATTTACTGCACTTGTTGCTGCATTAACAGGCTTAACTGTAACATTCACCGCTGTTCCAAGTAATGGATATATTGTCTGCTCCACACTTGAAGTTGCATAATCCTGATGAAATTCAAATGTTACAGAGTTATCTGCAAGACCTGCAACACGAGTCTTTGCTGTTTGTCCGAACGCGGTGGTCTCAACAATGTCATAACTTGAACTTAATGAAATTGAACTTACATGGTCTGAGAGATCGGTTGATCCAAAAAGAACATAGCAATTTGTAAGAACTAATCTAGCCATTACACAACCGCCTTAGTGATTGCACCACTTACAGGCCAGGACACACTTGCAGAGGCCAACTCGCCCACGGCACCATTTACCGGAGTCCATTCTGAGATCACGGCGTTGCAACTGTATGAAGGGTTGAATGCGCTTGTTGTTCCGCCATTTGGCTTCACAATTACTGCTGCAACTGTTCCAAGTAATGGATAAATTGTTTGTTCAACTTCGCCTGTTGCATAATCCTGATGAAATTCAAGAGTGATTGAATTGTCTGCAAGACCTGCCACGCGAGTCTTTGTTGCTGATGATGAAAATGCTGTTGTTTCTACGACATCAAATGTTGATGAAAGTGAGACTGAGCTAACTAAATCGCTCAAATCTACTCCACCAACAGAGATGTACGCATTGGTTAAAACGATACGAGCCATTAGTTGGTCGCTCCTTCTGATGCTGGTTTGATGGATGGTGA